CTATAGCGGTCTCTGTAAGTGTAGATAGTAAAGAGTCTATCGCAGTCGTTGATATCTTAACTGTACTGTTACCGTTAAGAGCCCAGATAGCCGGCCCCTCGTTCTCCCCGCCGCCAACCCACATAAACGTGTCCTGGGCGTTAACGAGAGAGAAAGGCGAGTAGCATCCTTTCTGAAGGAATAGTCCTGTCCTGCTAAACGGGAAGTCAGCGCCGCCGATATTCTGGAAGGCCTCGAAGGTCTCGCCACCAGAGATGAATAGCTGATTCTTGTAGACCACCGGGGCAACAATGTCGTCCGGGTCCGATTCAGCCGTGCCAAAGTCTAGGGCGTTGTACGAGAGTCCGTTGTTGATTGCGGAAACAATGAACTTCTTGGAATCTGTGGTAACCAGAAAATAGCCATCAATAAATACGACGAACTGAGGATTTCCATTAGCAGTAAAGTCCGAGTCTGTTATCTGGGTAAATGTATCGGCCACATGGTTATAGATATACCCATTCCCGCCAGGGACCAGAATCATAAGTTGAGTGCCGTTATCTGCCATCGATAACCTGCCTGTGCCCTCTACGTCGCCTATGAACGTCAGGGCATATGTTGCAATACCATCTGTAACAGTTTCGTCCAGGCGATATAACCTGGTTCCGTTAACGAAGTAGGGCTTGCCGGCCATTTCGTGACCGCCCCGGTTCTCGTTATCCAGGGTTCCAGATATTGCAAGCTGCGTAAGCCCTGGAGTGCCGAATAATGTCTCCTGGCTCAGTGCTTGCCCCTGGACGATGTTTGGATACCAGTTTGTACACTCTTGGGCTGATATAGGCAAAGAGTCGCTAACATAAAAACCATTTGCTATAGGCAGTTGGGTAACTGGCATCTAAGATACTCCGAACAGACAATCCGTTACGGTGATATTATTTGTGCTTGTGCCGTTGGAAACAAATACCTCAAGATAATCAGATGTAGAAACGGAGACGTTATAAAACACTCCCACGTTTGCCGTATTGGATGCGGACACTAATCTGGATATTTTAGCGGCAGAAATAACAGTGCCATTTTTTGCCAAATGAACAGTTAGATCCTGATTTGTCCCAACCACATCTAGAGTTACAGAAGCCGTCAAACGAACTGTAGTAGTCGTTGAGCCTGTATAAGTGAGCTTGCCCGTCGTATCTACTGTAAAACTGGAAAAAGTTCCCGCTACAAATGTACCTGCTGCTTTTACAGGTACATTTTGAGTAGAGATTGTTGTGGCAGTTGAATTACCGTGCATAGACACTTGCGCGTTTATTTCATCAGCAATGGACGTTATCTCAATACCAGAATCATTCACTGCTTGGACGCTAATACCTGAGCCAGCAACAATGCTTGCAATTGTGGGAGACGCTGCGGTTGTGTTCAATAGGATAGGGAGCCCGTCAGTATTAGCCGTGAAGTTGTGGCTAATCTTGGCCCCATTCTCGGCAGATACCGAGGTAACTATGCCTGGGCCGTTCTCAAGGTTACGGATCTGATTGATAGTGCCATCAACATCCAGGATAGCCGTGCCTGTAACAGCGCCCTCCTGGACGATAGTCCCGGTAACACCAAGGCCGGTTACAAAGTCGTTGTAGGCAATCTTGTAGTTCGTGCCATTAACAACATAGTCCAGATAGCTATTAGCCAGGACTGTGCTCTGTTGGACAAACTCGCTCTTCTTTCTGCCCTGCGCTCTATCCACCATTAGTATTTAGCTCCAAACCAATTGCGCCAGTTGTCTCGGCAAGTATCTCTGCCTCTGAGGCGTCGTAGAAGTGTCCTGGGTAACCGTACACCGTGTCCTCGTTGCCTGAGCCGACGGGCAGGGTAGATGGGTTTTTAGTTGCCGCTATACGCTGTCCCAATAACCTCATGGTCTGGAATCCATCACGCGCAGCCCTTACCAGGCCGTCTGAGATTACACCACCGTAGTCGGGTGAGACCTCAATCGCCAGGTTGGCAATTAGCCCTCGAAGCGCACCAGTTGGGATGGTTACCTGGTCACCTAGATCTGTGACAACGGTATAACCCAGGCTTATCCCGGATGCGTCGAGTTGTGCCATGTAGTTATTCATGGCGAAGATGAAGTCCTGGTACTCGTCAGCCTCTAATGGGGCCTCAGATGCCTGGACTAGAATTCGTTGTAGTGCCGCCTTTGCGACCTGAGCGACAGTAGCCATTACTCGTATTTATTCCCGCTTCTATTCATGGGTTTAGGCTTCTTTTTGTTCTTTTTCTTTCGGGCCTTTTCAGCCGCAGCCATGCCTTCTTTGGTGTATGGGAATTTCTTTCCATTTATATCTGGCATAAATCACCTCATTCAAATGTAGGTTTTTTCTTTGCTGTTTTTGCTGCTGCGCGGAATGCACCTGCTGTTGGTGCTCCTGGGTCGCCAGGGGATCTAGTCCTCTCCACTTTGCGTCCCTCAGCCTTTTGGCGCTTTTGGCGCTTTTTCTTTTTGTGCATATTAGCGTATAGACCGTCACTCATATTTAGCACTCTTCTTGCCCTTACACTTCCACCGCTTTCGTGACAGGCGTAACGGGCTATTGGGATCCTTTGCGGCCTTTGGATGATCTTTCATCTGGCCGGCTGATCGGGCGCAGTATGCATCGCCCTTCTTTGTTCCTGGCTTTACTCGTGAACCGCCACCCTTTGCCTTTCCAGCCTGGCCATAAGAGACCTTCTTGCCAGATGCGGTGACCTTTACTTTAGCCTTGCCTTTACTTGGTTTTGCCATAAAGAATCAGGGGGCCGAAGCCCCCATCCTCCGTAGTGTTACTTTCCGTAACCCTGGCCCGCAAACAGCGGGTTGAAGGTCGCGTACGCCGGCAAGAGATCGAAACGAATCTTTTGCGTGTTCGCGTCACCGTCTGCGTACTTAGATACACGGATGCTCATGCCATCGCTGGTAGTCGCAATTGTATCTGTAGAGTACAGCTTAGGTAGCTTAACAGTTCCGAGACCAAACGCTTGCTTGGTAAAGAACATATTAGGCTGGTACAGAGTTGAAGCAGCACCAAGGATAGTCACAACCGCGCCATCGGCAGGAGCTGCGTCTACGTTGTTGTACTGACCGTTAGTCTCGTGGATAGCCGCACCTGAGACAACAATAGTCGCAGCGTTGCCAGAGATAGTCACATCCGCTACTACAGTACCTGTCCACGGCACTTGTGCGCCAGCGCTGTCAAGGATCGCTTCACGAGTAGCTACGTTGAGACGATTAACGCCCGCAATAGTTACCTGGTCGCCAGCTTTGATAGTACCAGTACCCAGACCGGCCAGAACAAGAGTCTGCTGCATAGTGTCCTTTGCCGCAACATAAGTGGCGTTAGGAGCACCGTTCAAAGTACCTGCACGATCAGTTGTTGAACCTGAAGTGTAGCTGCTTAGAGCGTTAGACGTTAAAGCCATCATGCCACCAAAGTTCTGGCTGATTTGCGCTTTTTCCCATGCTGTACGAACAAGGCCGTCAGACGCGTTCAGACCGTTCTGAGCTGATGATAGCGCAGTAGTCGTGAACGGGTTCATCAGGTAGTACTTCTCGTCTGACATTGGAACGCCGACAGAATCCATCAGTGCACCAGCACCAGCTACGTCTGACCATGCGTCTACCGCAGTACCGCGATCACCGTAGTTCAAGGCTGCGTTCTCACGCATATAGCGACCGAGGTCTAGCTCCAGGTCAGTCACAATGCGACGGGCCATAGGCTCAAGGATCTGGTCGAGTTGGTCTAGCTCAAGAGCCTCTTCCACGTTGCCCCACTCAGTGGCCGCTGTGAAGTAGTCCTGGACCGTACCAGTTGCCTTGCCTGCAATGATGTCCGACTTATCAGAACCAGAGATGTCACCACCAGAAGTACGGATAGAGTTGTAGTCATGCGGACGCTTAAAGTCGACATTAGAACCGCTTGAAGGATTGAACTTGCCGCTTAGAAGCTGCGTGTTTACTGTCTTTGTTACTACCCGTGATGCTTCAAAGGCATCTAGAAAGACGCGAGCGACTTTCCGGGTGACGTTACTGTTGAGATTATTAGCCATGATACATTTTCCTATTCAAATATAGCGCCTTGGGGCCCTTTAGGTTTGGGGGCTGATCCTGCTCCTCGTGGAGCATCTAGTGGATCTGGCGCATTGTTAACTTTGGGTTTAAGCGATGCAGCCTTCTGCTTAATAGTCGTTGCTATCTTTACTGCCGCCAGGGTAGGTGGCATGCGAGATAGCTCATCAAGATCTGTCAAGTTGTTAGCCAGGTACTTAGTAATCAACGGACCGTGGTCGTCTGCCAGTATGTAAGATACTAACGTGTCGTCCATGCCGAACTGCGCTACTGTGTTACCCGCTACCTGCAATTCCTCCGGGTTAATACCGAACTTCGTTGCCTTGTCAGAATAGCTCTTGATCTGACCGTTTAGCTCTTCTTGCTGCTTCATTTGCTCTTGGTATGCCATCTGACGACGGTTATCTTCGATAGCGCGTTGCCTGGCGTCATACTGAGCTTGCTCAATCAGTGCTCGTTCCCTTTGCTGTATCCGCTGTCTGTATTCATCATCTGAGAATGCAAACGGGTCGGGCAGGTCCGGTACGACGGGCTTCTGTTGAGCTGGAGCATTAGACTTTAATTCTTCAAGTTGCCGTTCAAGCTCACGCTTTTCGAGCTCAATCGCCTTTTTCTCAGCGACCTTCACCCCTACGGTCTTGTTGAATATCTCCTGCTGCTCCGGTGTAAACTGGACATGTTTTTCCTGGTCCTCACCAGTATCCGGTGCTGAATCGGATTCCTCCTCCACCTCTGGAGTAGGGTCTTCAGATAGGATCACCTCCTGTTCGTCATCAATATCGTAATCGTCTGAAATCAGCTCGCTCATGCTTATGTCCCTTAGTTAAGGTAAATGCCCTGAAAAGGTCAGGTGGCCTATAATCCCCGAAATCGGGTAAATGCCCAGATAAGCTCTGGTGGGCTTGTGCAGAGTATAGCATATGTTGCATGCGGTACCCTGCGGGTTTACAATATTCTTTTACTGGAGAACTGTTATGCCATACAAAGATGTCACATACGAAAACGGACTTACTGAGCGCTTCTATTACGATGAGACCCCTTACGAGGAAGCCTTGCGTATGAGTCGCACAAACTCCGTATCTAAATTCCCCTCAGTGAACTCACGGCCTGGGGCTCTTCGGAGTCCTTCAAAAC